CGTTCCAAATATATCTGAAGAACTTATTTTCCAGATCCGGTCTATTAATGCGTTCTGCGATCGCCTTCGCAACCCTTCTGTATGCTTTTTTTGGTGTTTCATCGGGTAATAAATACCCCTTAGATATAGTTGCTACACCTACCTCATCCATCCATTCAGGGTAATCCTTCCCCGCAACCCATTGGGTTGTATCTGCTATTAAATTTCCGTCCATTTTTAAAATATTGATTCGTCCCACTGCAAGTGACCCTTGCTGTAGTTTGTTACTCTATTTGCAAAGAAATCAGTATGTTGCTTGCCTGCTGATAAGCTATCAAACCATTTCATTCTTTTAAGTGCATTTGGATCAATTCCATTTACTACACCCTCGTATCCAAGGTCACCCATTTTTGTGTTAACCCTATGTTTAATAAAACTGATTAAGTCTTCTTTAGTACATCCTTCAAGATCCCCCATTTCGTAAACTTTATCTATAAAATCAAGTTCAAGTTGTAATGAAAGTAGAGCAGCTTCTGTTATTGCTGTTTTGAGCTCCGGAGTGTCGAGCTCAGGGTTTTCCTTGATAAGTGTTCTAAATAACCAACATCCTGCTTCCGAGTGCATGCTTTCGTCTCTAATACTCCATTCAACAATTTGACCCACGCCCTTAAGCTTGTTTCGCAATTTAAAAGACAGTAGTACGGCGAATGATGAAAAGAGGTTAACTCCTTCTGTGAAAGCTGAGAATATAGCAAGTGATTTGGCAATTTCGTGCCAATCCTTCTGAGAATCGAAACTATCCCTAACTGACATAAGATTCTCAATTTTAGCCATCGTAGTTTCGTCTTCGAGAAATTCTGAAAAGTCATCGAGTCCAAGTTCTTCATTTAATAGTGAGTATGCTTCGGCGTGTATTGTTTCCATAGCCCCAAAAGTGGTCGCCATTGCTATGATTTCTGGTTTCCTAAACCATTTTGTAACCAATCCTGTCCAATAGTCGTTTACTACTGTCTCAGTTTGGGCAAAACCTTTTAAGATAGAACCAATTATATTTTTTTCAGTTTCGGTTAAGTTTTGTTTCCAATCATTAATATCACTCATCATTGGTACTTCAGTGTGAATCCAATGGGCCTGCTGCTGTTTTAGCCAGTAGTCAAAGGCTTCGGGATATTCGAATGGTTTATAAACAATCCGTTCCTCTTTCAGGTCTTTTTTTGCCATTTTATTTTAAAATTTTTATTAGTGTAGCGATAAATACAGTATATACTGTCAAAATTGGAAAATATTTTCAGCTGCCCTCTGGAGATTTCTACGTTCATTTCCCGTAAAACCAGCTCCGTCAGGACTGCTGTTCTCTTCATTATTTATTCGGTTGGTAAAGTCGATTTTTCCAGTAGATGTATCCATAAGAGCATTGAATGTTAATCCGTCTGCTCCATATCTATTTTTCATAATATGAAATCTACCAGTACCATTTTCTTTATCTTCTGTTTTTCTAGAAAGTGAAATTGCAAAATCTGATATCATGATTTTTGAATAACTTTCAGCAATTTGGTCACCTTGAATGATGTTATCCCTAGCTGCTGATCTATTACTTTGTGATGCAGTCCAAATAGGGATTTTTAACTCAGTGGCTAACCCTCTTAGTGAAGTATAAATATCATCCAATTTATCTCGTTTTTCTTTTCCGTTTCTAGTATATAAAAGATCCGCGTAATCTAACACAATAAGATCAGGCTCAATGCCTTGGCCGCGACATTTGTCTACATGCGCTAAAATCGTATTTACGTTGGCTTTACCCGCAGGATATTGCTTAATATATAATTTCCCTCTCATATTTCCTAATTCTTCTTTAACAGTTGATTTGTGAATTTTAATTTCATTTACAGGTATTTCTGTAAAGAAAGCATCATATCTTTGACCAACATACATGTCAGAAAGCTCAAGTGTATAATGTAAAACTGTATAACCAAGTTTAACAGCGTGTCCACCTAAAGCAACTAATGCCCACGATTTACCCCCACCTGGGTTACCAACAAGTAAACCTAAGTCACCTGTACCTAACCCACCGCTTAATAATTGGTTGATTTCGTTCCAAGGGGTTTCAATAGTGTTTCTGGCTTCTTCTTGATATCTGGCTTCGATTTCATCCATGTAATCGTGGCCAAGATTTTTTTCTACACCTGCTTTAAGGGCATTATCAATTAGTCTACGAATATCTTCATAATTTCCTATTTCAAGTAGATCGACTGAGGAAAGAAGGGCAGATTTAAGTGTTTGGTTTCTGCAAAAATCAAGAAAAGTTTGTTTTACAAAATCAAGATCTTGTGATTTAGTAGATTTAAATGTTTCTTTAAGTTGTTCTTTTACAGCAACTTGTTGAATTTCATTTCTAATTTTTTCTACTTCAACCTTAAATACCTCCATTGTGGGTGTAGTTCTAAACTCTGTAAAATATTCCAAAGTCTTACCTACAATCCACTTATTAGCTTCATTATCAAAAAAATCAGGCGAAACAATATCCGCTACCTGTTGCAGGAACTCTCGATCCTTAACAAGTGTAGATAGTACTTTAACCTGAAAATTGTGACCGTACTGTTCTAACTTACTCATGTGTTATTTTTGCAAGATTGTTTAATTTAAGGAAATGTTCCTTTAACCAGATATCTGGGTTTTGTAAATTATTCCCCATATAATCTTCGTTATATAACATAATAAAATCATTTCGGTGGAGCAAATTTGTTGGGCGAGAAGCTAAATCACTTATTTGAATTTTTAATTGCCCAGACATAATTGGGTCTTTAAGTGACATCATCTTTTCGTTTGTTTCTAATTTTACTTGATTTTCAACGATTCGCTTATGCATTAAACTGTCTTGTGTTGATGCGTAATGTATAAGATAATCTAAATCTATTTCTTTACCTGTAATTTCAGGGATTACTTTAGTCATCTTTTTAGGACCTAAACCTTTAATACCTTCAAGGTTATCTGATTTATCCCCCATTAAACACTTATACATTAAAAAATTGTGAGCTGGTATTCCATATTCAGTGAATATTTGCTCTTTTGTATAATATTTTTTCTTATTTGGTGACCAAACTACAATTCGATCGTTTACTAATTGTAAGAAATCTTGGTCAGCAGACATGATAATTGCTTCGTTTTCTAGCACATTTTGCGCGATATACGCAATTACATCGTCAGCCTCAACATTGTCCACGCTGTAAACATCAATTGGAAGTAACTCAAGGTAACTAAGTAGTCTTCTAAATTGGATTTTCATTGCTTCCTTTTCGTCTTCAAGCGAATTGAAAGCGTCAAATTTAGTTACACGTTTAGGAACTCTATTTGATTTATAGTCTGGATTAATTTTTCTTCGTCTTTTACTACCTCCGGCACCATCATAAACAACAATTACCCTAGTCGGTTCCATTTCCCTAATAGCGAAGGCAAGGGATTTCATAAAACCCATAATACCTCCTACAGGTACACCTTTTTCATTAAGCGAACCATTCACGGCAAACGCTCTTAGAAATATGTTTAATCCGTCAATGAGAAGCACCCTGTCATTAGGGTGCTTCTCTTCACGGGATATATTGTTTAAGATATCTTCGAAATTACTCATTCTCAGTTATGGTTTCTTCGGGGTCACGATCTAGACCATCCTCCTTTTCGTGACGATACTTCATAATGTATTTGTCACAAAGGGCTTCATACAATTCTTCTTTAGCTGTAGGGTGGCTATCGAGGAAATCTCCAAATTCTTTAGCTAAGAACTGGTGGGTTTCTCCATCAGCAGTGGTGTATTTGTACCATGCTCCTCCCTGCTTAACAATCTTGTATTCTTTAAGCAACTTTAAGGTACCATAAATGTCGTCAATCCCGGAATCGTAAAAGATATTATAACGAACTTTTCGGTTAGGTGGGCCTAGGCGGTTTTTAACAACTACGCATTCAACTTCCTGTCCAACTACTTCATCCACACCATTAACTTTTTCTTTAATCTTGCCTACTCCTTTGAGTCGCAAGCGAACTGAGGCGTGGAATTGGAGCGCTTTACCTCCTGACGTTGTGTATTGATCCCCAAACGGCATCGCGTTTAGTTTTTGACGTAACTGATTAGTAAATACACACAGGATCTTTTGCTTACCAATCAAATTGGTAATTTTGCGCATTGATTTAGACATGATGATTGCTTTAGCAGTAGCATAACCATCTTTATCATAGTCGGCTGCAGACTCAATTTTCGTGGTTGCGGCGGCTACAGAGTCTACTACAATAGTCACTAGTTTATCTTTATTCTTTTCGCGAATTTTTACGATGATGTCTTCCATTGCTTCAAAAACATCCTCAATTGTATCAAGAGGGATGTAAAGCATCTTATCAACATCAACTCCTATGGCGGTTAAGAACTGTGCATCTAGTGCTGATTCAGTATCAATGTATATTGCCACACCGTCTTGCTTTTGTGTAGAAGCAATTACGTGAGCTGCTAGGAGGGATTTACCGCTTTGCTCTAGGCCCGTAATCTCAACAATTTTACTAACAGGCAAACCCCCATTTGGTCTGTTAGAAATCGCCAAATCGAGTGGTGTACATCCAGTGGATACCCAAGATGTAACATCTGTTGGTGATTCATCCCCGCCGTTGAGAAAGTAGGCAACTTGATTATATTCTTTACTGAATTTTTTATTTAGCGAAACTGCTAACTCATCAGTAAGACTTCCCCCGTCCAGGGCCTTATTGTTGGATTTTTTAGCCATATTAACCGAATAAATCGTCTATTTTAGAATCGAGGTCAACCTTTTCTTTTGCAGGGGTTGTAGCCTCTACTGTTTCCTGCTCTTCACTTGGTGCTAAATACTTTTGGAGTGATTCCTTCATTTCATCAAAGGAGTACTTATTGAATAAATCAATAACATTCTTTTGATTTTCGAGGAATGACTCAATAGTTTCAGCACTATCTGAAAGTGGAGTTTGAACTGGTTTAACACGAACAGTAGTTGTATCATACATTTTACCAGTTTCTGCTGCTGGAATAACTTCTACAGTAACATCTCGTCCCTGAGCAATGTCAGTAATGTCACCATAATCTTCGTCCATCATAACTCCAAGGAGTTCTTGATAAACCATCTTACCAAATTCCCAGAAGCGTACACCTTTATCTTCCTCACCTCTAACAATTACAGGTGCGAACGTACGCATTTTAGGATAAAGTTTCTTTGCTAATGCCATATTGTCTGGGTCATTAGACTTACGTAGTTGTGATGCAAACTCTAAGATTGGGTCAGACTCATCAAAATTTGAGAGTGACATCATTCTAGGTTTGTCAATACCGAAGTAAAAATACAATTCAGTGAATGGTATTTCCTTATTATGCTTATAGGGCACAATACGAATAACTGATTTCTCACCGCTAGGTGGTTTCCAAAAGTTGGCTTTATAGTCGGATTTTGACTTGCCGTTGGACTTATTTTGCAAGCGGTCCATGCGCTTTCTAATTTCATCTAGATTCATGACCTTTTAATTTTGGGTAAATATAATACCCTAGGTCAGGAAATCCAAATTTTACCAGCGGGCCTTTACAAACAACTAAAATACCTTTCTCCCCTATCACAAAGGATAGTAACTACATTTTTAGCATACCCTTCTTCAATTAATCTTTCTGCGACTAAAAAATTAGCAGCTGCAGAAAAACCAATAAATAAACCATATTGTTTAGCTAATAATTTAGATTTTTCAATTGATTCTTCAGTAGATACAGTTTCAATACGATCTATATCTTTTAAGTCTACTAAAAACTTACTACCATCTCCTATACCCTGAATACCATGTAATCCAGGTTCCCCACCTGACATAACAGGAGATTCAGAAGGTTCTAATGCTACTAATTTACATACTGGATATCTGTTTTTTATAAATTTACCGGCACCCATTATAGTTCCTCCTGTTCCTGTACCTGCTACAAAAGCATCTATAGGTTTATTATAGTCAAAATCTTTACAGATTTCCATACCTGTAGTATACCAATGAGATTCTATATTTTGCTCATTATGAAATTGATTAAAATTAAACCAACCATTACCTTTAGCTAATTTATTTCTGAGTAAAATAGCACCATCAAAGTCACCAGCAGGTACCTCTATTAATTCAGCACCAAATGATTTTAACATAACTTTGCGTTCAGTACTCATATTAGAAGGCATTATTATAACGCATTTAAAACCTAAATTAGCACAAAACATAGCTAATGAAATGCCCATATTACCTGAAGTAGCTTCAATTATAGTATCTCCAGGTTTAAGTTTACCGTTGCGTATAGCTATTTTTAAAATCCAAGCTACAGGTCTATCTTTTACTGACCCACCCGGGTTTAAAAATTCTGCTTTACCCCACAGAGTACCATTTGGAAA